TTCCACCTCTTTTCCACAGTTTCCGTATAACCTGTGGAACCAATTAAATACCTTAATAAATATACCTCCGAGAATTATATCTACGGAGTTATTGTTACCTAAGACCGTAGCACAAAGACATTTTTTTGTCAACATCACATAGGACACTACACAAACCCACACAGACCACTTGACAATCAGGGCAGATGATCCTATAATTAATGAGTAGTAAACCACAGGACACTTTTGATCTGCTGACTAATGGGAAGGACTTACAAACGCAACGACCTCCACAATTCACGACGCCCCAAATCTATCAGAGAAAAGAGACAGTATTCAAAGACTAATCGTCAGGTAAATGATGAGTTTTCCACAGACGATTCCACAACTAAGTATCAGCGCCCACAAGGCACCAATGATAACAATCAACCAGAGGATTACACCCCATGAATGAGATTGACAAAGATTGGATTGATGACATCCTTGCTGAGGATTGCCCAGACAATGATGATCTAACTGAAGACCCACTATCTGACACTTACTCTGACTCATGAAAACTATCACTCTAGATACAAGTCCTCCAATACAAGTTAAACTATGGGAGAAGAGTAAACGTTACTTTTGGCGTTACGATTATGACGGTTGTCCTAAGAACGGTCCTTTCAAATCACAACAGCAAGCAGTTAACGACGCACGCACATTCTCTACAGCATCATGACACAATCTACCTGTGATTCTACGTCCCTATCTAATAAACTAGAAATGCTTCTAGAGTTATATGATGAGGGACAATTACCACCAGATGAACAAATACAACTAGCACAGGAGTTAATAGATTTAGACCTAGATGATGACCTACGTCAGTATCAACAATTCTGTGACTATTGCATTGCTGAGGGTATGTGCTACGATGTGGATGTAGGTATCAGTGAGTGATACATAACACATACACAGTTGTTAACACTTAGGACAGTGTTTTGGTGATGCGTTTGTGTTACCGCGAAGCGGGTATATTAAAATTGCCAACTACCCTAACCTACAAAAGTATCCCAGCGACCTCATAATATTATATCAAATGAAACTTCGGGTCCCCCCTACACAAAAAAATTCCCAGTATAATTTTAGCATCAAAACCCCTTTAAGGGATCAGTTAAGTTATATCTGGGAATCACTCTCAGAGACCGCTAGGATCGCCCACAAGACCCTTAAACATACACTTACTAATAAGACTACCAAAACATGAGTATACCTCGCATATCACGCAAAGAAGAAATGATTGCGCTTAGGGATCAGTATAGTGATCTTATAGGACTACCATGGACAGGACGACGTATATACGGATGTTATGAAATCATTCGTAAATATTATAAGTTTATGCATGATGATGATTTACCAGATTTTAATGCACGAGGAATTATCACTTTTACTGACGAAGCCATTGAAGAAGGTGGTGCAGAGAAATTATGGGAGAGTGAATGGGGAGAGGAGACTGACTTCTCTACATTAGTTGAAGAAGATGTAATTCTTTTTAGATTGTATACCAATCCATTAGGAGGATCATACTCAGCACCAATGGGCAAAGCCCCAAATCATGGAGGGATTTACCTAGGTAATGGTTTTATGCTTCATCATCCTTATAATTCCACCAGTATGATTGCAGATCTTGAGAGAGATGGTAATCGTATATGGAATACAAGTTGTATTGGTGCAATCCGTAAAAAGTCTACATAAGGTGTAGAAACAACGAACGTATGTCGAAACGCTATGTCCTAACAGTCGAGGTAGATGAGCATGGAGAATGTTATCTACAGTTACCCGACGAATTGCTTGAAGAAGCACAGTGGGACGTGGGAGATGTCTTAGAATATTCTGAAGATATTGACGGATCTATTATTATTACAAAAGTAGAATAGTTTTGAAAAATCCGCGAAAATCCGCGTCCATCTAAAATTATGAATGAGAATCCAAAGTTTGAAACCCTTGAAGAATATACCAATTGGGGGTTTGAACAATTATCACAAGCGTTAGTACAACTCACTGAGCGCGTAACTGCAATAGAGCAAGCAGTATCTAAGTTTCCGCCACCTGGGGCAGATATGATTCAATATAAAATACCAGGTCAAGAAGAGTATTCTAATTTACCTAAATTATTTGACAATCTATATACCCGTCTAAATAATTTAGAAGACAAATAATTTGTAATGCCTGCATATCTCCTAGAGTCTGCTCGGAGTTTTCCTAACCCAATTAACGGGGAAGAGTATAACACTATCTGGAAAAGACCTTCCAGCGGTGACTATGAAAGTCACTCGTCTGGTAATGGACTTGGTACGGGTACAGATTACTTTATTACTTTTGAGGGTAGTGGACCTGGATCCTATCCTTTAGGTAAAGATGCTATACATTATATTGGTGATCAAGAGGAATCCTGTGTAGCATACTGTGGATATACTCGTGCGCCAGTATACAGATGGTATCGTGGTGCAAAGCGTGATCACAAATATACAAAGAATCCATCATTCATTGAAGCAGATTTAGGATGTGAGAATGAGTCCTGGAAGAAAGCAAGTAGTGGATATAATCATGAGCCTAGGAAAGCCACTCCATACTTCTTTTGTCTAGATCGTCAGAGAGAGAATAGTGTACCACTCAAAGTGTGGTATTCATATTGGCCTGACAATACTATTCTAAGTATTGGTAATCCTGCAGGTGTTACTACTGGTTGTGGAAAAGCAAAATATTACGACGTTTATACGATAGGTTATATTTGTACAAACTTAGCAGATGCACAGGCATACGGTCCTGACGCTGTGCCATTGCATCATTACCGCTATGGTAATTACAGTGCAAGTAGTGGTAAAGATATTGATGACTTCTATACTATTAACCCTGCAGAGGAAGTTAATCTAGTTGATAGTCCTATCCCATGTAAGGATCCCATGAATAGGGAATATCAGTATGTGGGTATCGTTGGGTATGTGTATCCTGGAGATGCTCCTAATGCTCCTCAGGAGCGTGTTATAGAGCTGGGTAAGTTAGGACCTACTGGTCAGTGTGTAGACAAGACAGGTTGGTATTCATTTGAACCTGTACCTTCCCTATTCAGTCTTCCTAGTTACATGAAAACCAGTGGCACTCCTGGTGTGATTGGTTTTGGTAATCCTGATAATGCAGAGAAGTTAAGTGAGTATGCAAACTTTGAATGGTTGTATGGACTCAACGGAGCGATCAAAGGTGCAGTGCCACGCTTCTTAGGGTTTGAGGATTCGTATGACTCACAGTTTTACTACTACTTGTATGACACATCATACCCTTGGAATGGTCCTCTCTTTGGTATTCAGTATGCATTGAATGACATTCCTTGTTGTCCTAATGATACAAATGCAGAGGGCGACCCTATCTGCACACCTAACACGCATTACTACTCACACTTCTACAAGATTCGTGAGGATTCTTGGGAGACTACTAAGTCTAGATGTGTTTTAACTGATGAATCTACCAATGCAGTTAACGAATCCTTTGAAACTATTGACACAGATAGTACTAAAGTCCTGTTTAGATACCTAACAAGGACTGGTGACTTCAATAGAGGTGAGCAAATCAACGGTTGGAATATAGTTTCCGTCCTTTATTACGGTGATCGCCTCAAATGTGGCATCATGGAGTTGGAAGGTAGTGGAAGTGACTTCAGTTATCAGCAACAATTCACTTCTACAGACGGTGGCACATGCGAAATCCTTGCTGGATACGGCATTGCAGACAAATGTGCGTTTGCTGGTGTGTATGAATTCCCTAAAAGGGTATCATTCTACAAGGTTGAGCTCTCTCCTAAGGCACTTGTGCCCAATCGCACACTGGATGAGGCAAAGTTTGAAGCAATTGTCAATGATGAAGGTGGTGTTGATGACGTTGTTATCATTAATAGTGGACGTGGTTACTCTAAAAACGCAAAGGTTACAGCAATTACACCTAAAGTCCTCAAGAATTTCTCTGCTACAGACACTACAGAGCATCTAGAAGACCTAATCCTTAAAGATCCTGACTGGAATAGGGCAATTGGTTTTACAGAATCCGAATTTGCGGGTGAGGATCCCGTCAAAGATGTGCAAGTTGCTCATGGTGCGACGGGTGGAGCTCTAGAATTCCCGGTTGACCATGATAATATTGGAGTAAATCTCACTGCTGCCAAGTTGGAGATCGCTGCATTCGATGAGATTGGCGGTATCCAGAAAATTAGAGTAGTTAAGAAGGGGTCAGGATACGATCCTGAAGAGCCACCTGATGTATTTGTTACCGATCCAGAGTATATTGAGTATGAAAGTCCTGACATTGGGGACATTGCTGCACTAGGACAGGGTATTTCTAATCAGTTTGTCAACATTGAGAGTCAATTACCTACTGGTGAGCAGCAAGATCCTATGGATTGGATCAATACTGGCAATGACATTGACTTTAGGGGCGCACCTACTGAGTTTCAGAGTCTAGGTACTACGGGCATTGGGTCTCCAACGTCTCCTAATCAGGTTGCAAACACGGGTTTCACCATTATGAATACCCCTGTTGCCTCTGCAGCACCCGATTCTTACATCAGAATGGCAGAGATTGATTCAGAAAACGAAACAAAACTGTGTTTTGACCTCCCACCCAACTGTTTGGAGGTGGATGGTCGCGGTCATGTGCTCGATGCTATCCCCAAACAGGACTTCTGGGAGATTATGAGTGGCAGGGACGACCGTATTCGCAATTTTGAGTCGCAAGTTATGCCTGATGTCTACACTACAGTCAAAAGTTTGGAGGAATATCAGGAATCAACCTCTCATGTTTACGGTCCTTTCCAGAAAAACCGTTGTTTGACCATGGGACAACCTAAGGTTTACAACATTAGACGCTGGTTTGACATGCCATGCGCATACATTAGTACCACTGAGAAGGGATCTGCCACTCTTGACATGATTGAAAAGGGCAGAAACCTCACTGATGAGCGTGCTTTTGGATATTTGCCTTACAAATACTGCGCTTCTAAGATCAAAGAGGCAGAATTTAACGTGTCAATCATGATTGAGGGCAAAGTTACTGGATCTCAGGGCGCAGCTTTCATGGATTACATGGAATCTTTCAAAAAACCCAAGGTAACACCGCGTAGAAAGGTGGGTGGTGGTTACAAAACGTGGAAATGCAACAACGGAGACGTTGATGGGCGTTGTTATCGCGATCCTAACGACCAAAATGACATTATTTTCGTCCCAGTGGGTCTAGATGAGAATACTTTTGACTATAACCGCCTAGGTTTTAGTGAGTATGAGCAATTCCAGCTCTGGTTAGGTGATAATTTGACTGGTGGAGCACTAGCAGGTGGCACAACAGTGGGTTGGGGATGGAATGAAACCACAACGTCACCTCCAGATGAGAATGGTAACTCTACAACTACAACTACACCATATGCAGGTAGTGGTACCTACACAAAATTCAATATAGATTGCAGTCCTGACCCTACCGATAATAATGTGCCTAACCATGAGTGTTGGGATACATATGTAAGGAAGACAGGTGCCCCCTCAGACGCCCCTCTAGACGTTTACTGTGGATATGATAACGATGGTGACCCAATTCCTGGAAACCGCTTCTGGGAGATCACAGGACCCGCTAACGGCACTGTGCAGAATAGTCCTACAGGACCAGTCAATCCATTCTGTGCAAGTTGCACACCTTCCACAACATCTCCATTCGGTTATTTTGGTTGGTTTTTTACTGGACCTCCTGCCTGTGGTCTGGAGCAGGTCAATGATGCATCTATTGCCATTGACCCATCTAGAATGTATACTAACTCAGATGGAGATAAAGTATTTAAGATGGGATCTTACAGTGGCACAATGCGTGTGAGGAATTGGTTGACTGGCGGTATCCAGGCACTAAGTAACGCATTACATAACTTTGGTAATCCATACTTCTCTGAGTGTGATGTTGCTAGACCTGATACTGCAGGTAAATATATTAACCAAGAATTTTAATGGCATACGGATTTCTAAAACCAGTTGCATCACTGAATGGTCTACCCTGCTCAGGGCATGGTCTTTGCTTACCAGCCACTATCCACTCAGTGCAGTGGTGTAAGACCCCTCCAGTGCCCTACAGCATTATCATTAAGAATTTTACATGCTGGTGGCCACCCCAACCTCTAATCCCCATTACAGGGGTTAACCCAATACGAGCGACGGTGATGGTGCAGTTTATCCCTATCATGATTGGTGGAGATACATTCATGCCCCATATCTCGCCGTGTACAAATATCGTTATATACATCTGCCCATGCCATAAGGGTGTGTGTCCTATCCCTACACCCATCATCTGCAGCGCACTGACTATTGAGGATGCTGGTGGCGTGGGACATCCTAGAGTTCTCTTCCCAACTACTCTGACAGTCTTTGCATTCAAGATCCCCATTGCGAGGATCCTAGACCCACTGGGTGTAGGATTCCCTGGATTCTCATATCCATGCTCCTCAGTGGTTGCCTTTGGACACCCAACTGTGCTATCATCCTGAGGTAGTTTAAAAGGGACTAATGCCTAAGAGAGCAACGACTGGACTGGTTAAAGATGGTTGGGTACCTGGCAAACCGAAAATAACTCGGCAGGGGTCGTCTGGGAATACTAAATATTCCGCAACATCTCGTAACAGTAAAGGTAAGCGTTATCGTGGTCAAGGTCGATGAGAGTTGAGACCCGAGAGTCTATGGAGATGCTTTGGTCTGCTAAATGGAATCTTCCTAAAGCAGCAGAGCATTGTGGTCTGTCATTGAAAGAAATGAAGATTACATTCAACGAGTATTGTAATTTCCATCCCCCCACTTATGAGGGGGAATCTCAACAATGACTATAAATAAAAATACCGTGTGGAAGAGGTCTCGTGGCTAACAGTCCTGTGCCTGATCAAAGTGATGAATTTATTAAATCGGGGATGGTGTTAATAACCGACCCACGAAGTGATAAATATCTTCATAAGGTGAGTAGAAACATCCAACCACCTGTGAGACCAAAGAAAATAGAGGGTTAAATGCCTGCTTACAGATTCAGATCAGACCAGTACGTCAGTAGAGGGTTTAAGGACTTAGCAATTTCCTTTAATTCAAATCCTTCTACTGATGACTTTGGCGCTGTCAAGAATGAGAGAGCAATCAATCAATCTGTAAGAAATTTGTTATTGACTATATTAGGTGAAAGACCTTTTCAGCCGAACATTGGAAGTCGGGTGAAGGGTCTTCTTTTTGAGCAATGGGATCCATTCGCGGCGGATGCTATCAAGGGTGAAATTCGTGATTGCCTTAAGCGTCTTGAGCCACGGATTACTGTACAGGATGTTAGTGTCCGTGATGACAGTGATCTGAATGGAATTCAAGTTGAGCTTGAATATTTGATTACTGGAGAAAATATAACCCAAGAAGTAACATTCCTCTTAGAGAAGACCTGAAATGTCTGCTATCCCATCACAATTAACATCGCTAGACTTCTTTGAGATTAAAGAGTCTATCAAATCCTACCTTAGAACGCGTAACGAGTTTACAGATTACGATTTTGAAGGTAGTGCTTCGGCGTATCTTATCGATACCCTTGCTTATAACACGTATTATACGGCATTCAACGCTAACATGGCGTTGAATGAAGCATTTCTAGAGTCTGCTACGGTGAGAGACAACGTAGTCCGCATTGCAAAGCAGTTAAATTACACCCCTAGGTCAATTAAAGCACCCAGAGCGTGTGTAACTATCCGGGTGCAGACACAAGCTTCTCTAAATGGCACCACATTTCCAGAATTCTGCACACTGGCTGCAGGAGATGTGTTTGTTGCTCGTAACTTTAACGACACTTACACCTTCTGTGTGACTCGTGACCTCCAAACCACCGTAGATAGCGCAACTGGCATCGCGGTGTTTGACCCTGTGCTCGTTTATCAGGGCAATTTGCTTAAGTTTAACTACACAGTTGACTATACGAAGAGGCAGGACTATGTTATCCCCACTGAAAACGTAGACACAGCCTTGGTTTACGTCGATATCTCACCTAACGCACAGTCGCAAGAGATTGACACCTATAACCTCGCTACAAACGTAACTGCGCTCAACGACACTTCTCGTGTTTACTACCTTGAGGAGTCTGATGACCTTAGATACCGTCTAATCTTCGGTGATGGTGTCTTAGGACGTAAATTGATCGATGGTGAATTCATCAGACTGTCTTATGTGACCACTTTTGGTGAAGAAGCAAACGGTTGTAAGGACTTTGCCTTTATTGGCACCATTAGAGACAGTGATCAACGTGCAATTTCACCTGCAAACATCGCAGTTGTCACTAGAGAGTCTGCAGCAGATGGTGAAGCACGCGAAAGTGCGCTATCCATCAAGTTTAG